GTTCCCGAATTGTCTCAAACCTTGCAAGCTTTAAGGGATGAAGATCCCGACCTCCTAAACGCTGCGGGATTTCTAGACGATGAGTTTTCAAAGATTCTCGATTTCGGAATTAAAGAAGACGAGCACGACGGGATCGCAGATTACGAGGACGAAGCGATCACAAAAACCGGGGATATCTGGCAATTGGGAAATCACCGGATCATGTGCGCAGATAATAGCGATTTGGGACAGGTTCAAAAATTGATGGGATCTAAAACTGCGGATCTCATTATGAGCGATCCCCCGTATGGCGTTGATTATCTAGGATCAATCACTAAGGCTCGAAAAGATATTAAAGGTGACGCCGTAACAGAATCAGAAGCCTATGAGGATTTGATTTTCAAAATGCTACACGTAGCGCATCAAGTATCTAATGAAAACCGCGCGCTCTATTTGTGGTTCTCAGATTCTCAAGCGGTCCCAATTTGCAACGCTTTAGAGAATGCGGGTTTTAAAAGATGGGCCTGGATTGTTTGGGTAAAAAATAATTTTAATATGAGCCTGAACCCGCAGCACTATAGACAAAAGCACGAAATGTGCCTGTATGCTTCAACCGGTCTCAATATGCCTAAATGGTACGGTCCCAATAATGAATCCACGGTGTGGGAATATCCGAAGCCCTCAAAGAATAAACTTCATCCCACAATGAAACCGCTTGAAATGTACGCGCGGTGTCTAATGAATAGCAGCAAGATCGGAGATGTTGTTTACGAAACCAATCTAGGATCTGGGACAACCTTGATCGCTGCGGAACAAACCGATCGATCCTGTTACGGGTTAGAACTATCCGAATCATATTGTGATATAATTATAGAGCGTTGGCAAAATGCGACGGGGAAAAAAGCCAAACGAATAAACCCCTAATCTCGGGAGGGGGGCTCCGGTCCCTATCCTTTCTGGGGAAGGGCCATCTCTTTGGGCGGTCCTTCTCCTTTTCGGAGAATTTAAATGGCTAGACCCAAGAAAAAAATTGATTATGAAATGGCGGAACGCCTCGCCCGGATACATTGCACGAACGAAGAGATCGCATCTTGCTTAGGAATCAGCAAGTCTTATTGGTACGATCTGATCAAGCGTGACGCTAAGTTATCCGATACGATAGAAAAAGCGAGGGACGAAGGGCGCGCTTCACTGCGTCGGCTCCAGTGGCAGAACGCTACACAAGGAAACGTCACGATGCAAATCTGGCTCGGCAAACAAATACTTTCTCAAAATGATATTTCTCGAAATGAGATAACAGGGAAGAACGGCGATGCAATCAGAATCGAAGAAGAAGCCGCAGCCGCGCGATCAGTCATCGAAAGTGCAATCAATCGCGCAGTTGAACGAAGCCGAAAGAAAGAATCTCATTTCGAAACTGACACCGAAACAATTAATTGATCTTCGGTGGGATTGGGATTTTTGGGCGCGCCCGGAACAACGGGAACCCGCAGGCGATTGGCGGATCTGGCTTTGCCTCGCCGGGCGTGGTTTTGGGAAAAGCCGTTTAGGAAGCGAGTACGTGAGATCCTGCGTTGATTCAGGACGCGCGCGCCGGATCGCTTTAGTCGGAAGAACTGCGGCGGACGTTCGCGATGTTATGGTGACGGGTCCAAGCGGAATCCTAAATTGCTACCCGCCGAATCAGCGCCCTTTGTACGAACCCTCGAAACGTCGGATCACTTTTCACAATGGAGCGATCGCACATTGCTACAGTTCGGAAAAGCCCGATGCCCTTCGAGGACCACAGCACGATCTCGCGTGGGCTGATGAGGCTGCGGCGTGGGCTTATCCCTATGCGACGTGGGACCAATTAATGTTCGGTCTCAGATTGGGACAGGCTCCGCGCTGCGTGGTAACAACCACACCGCGCCCGATTCAGTTGATCAAGGATTTGGTGAAAAGCAAAACGACACACGTCACGCGAGGATCTACATTCGCAAATTCGGACAACCTAGCCCCCGCGTTCCTAGAACAGATTCTAGACAAATATCAAAACACCAGTTTGGGACAACAAGAAATCTATGCGGAACTTTTGGAAGAGATACCCGGAGCGCTTTGGACTAGAGCCACCATCGACGCGCACCGCGTACACCAGCCCCCGCAAAGCTTCAGGCGGATTGTGGTTGCTGTAGATCCTGCGGTGTCGCATAATGCGAATAGCGACGAGACGGGGATCGTCGTTGCGGGTCTCGGGGCTGATGGGGATTTTTACGTGCTCGAAGATGCATCGATAAAAACAAGCGTGGATAAATGGGCGCGCGCTGCGGTCACTCGCTACCAATTGCACAAAGCAGATCGGATCGTGGTTGAGGTAAACCAGGGAGGCGATTTAGTTGACCGCATTTTGAAACAGGTTGATCCTTCCGTCAATGTCAGAATGATACACGCAAGCAAAGGAAAGTTTGCCAGAGCGGAACCCGTCGCCAGCCGCTACGAGCAAGGGCGCGTGCATCATGTGGGAATATTGCCAGCGTTAGAAGATCAGCTTTGCAGCTACTCGCCAGAATACGCAAGCGGATCACCGGATAGATTGGACGCGCTGGTGTACGCCATCACCGAACTAGATTCCAGATCGCAAATTGAGATCCGCATAGATCCCCAAGCGAACCACGTTCCGAAAAGTTGGTTTTAAAATGTGCAGCCACGATTTTCAAATTGAGAACCGCGCGCATAAAACGCGCACGCAAAATGTTAAACTCACGAAGGCGCAACTCGAAGAGATAGACGCGCAGGATTTTAAAGGCGAACGCAAAGAAGAAAGGAAGCGGGTTGAACGACGCGCTCTGAAACTATCTGAAGCTCTAGAGGAATATCTGAAGTTCAAAACGAGATCGATGGTTCGCGATATAACTAGAGACTTGAAGAAGAACGGCAAGATCACCAAAGCGAGAAAGCAGGGCGCAAGAACCCGCGAAGAGAAAAAGCTTTTACGGCTGCTTATGATTTTCGGAGTAAGGCAGATCACCGATAGCGGCAAAGAGTACGCAGGATCCGAATGGAAGATCCCCCCTACTTTTATCAGTGATTACCTAGCAGAAAAAGAGATTCTCATTCAGCGACTAGACGCAAACATCGAAAAAGAATTCAGAAGATCTGTAGGGCGCGCGCTTGCTGCGTGGATGAAAGAAGATCCAAGCCCAACGATCCAGCAACTAGCCGACAGACTTAAAAATGTAGAGCGCATGGTTTCCCTTGAAGATTCCCCGCAAGTTTTAAAACCTCTAGGTAATAGATTCACAAAAGAAGGTTTACAGGCGCGTGCGCGAATGATTGCACGAACTGAAATCGGGATGGCTAGGAACTACGGAAGAGTAGAAGCCGGAAAGCTTATGGGGCGAACGCATGTTTTGTGGATTGCTTCCAATGACGGCAAATCGGGGGATAGACATCACGAAGCGCTAGACGGTCAGATCGTAAAGCAGGGGCAATACTTTAAGAACCCAAAAACCAAAGCAAGATTAAGATACCCCGGAGATCCCAAAACGAGATCGAAATTCGGCGTTGCCGGTGAAGTCATAAATTGTAGATGCAGCGTGCGCCCGATTACTGAGCGCATGGCTAAACTTTTAAGAAGGAAATAAAAAATGTCCGATAATGAAAAAATCGCAAAACAGGACAAAAAAGAAAAGTTCGATTTTCTGGATGTCCTCGGTTCTTCAGGTCTAAACGCGCAAGCGGGGATCGTCGATGAAGAATGGCTAAACCAACTGCGGAACGAAAAAGGCCGCAAGATTTACACCGAGATGCGAGACAACGATCCGGTGGTTGGCGCTATTCTCTACGCAATCAAAACGCTGGTTCGACAAACCCAAACACAGATCAAACCGTTAGACGATAATCCCAAATCGAAAATGTATGCTGAATTTGTAGAGCAATGCATAGAGGATATGGATATAACCTTTACCGATTTTCTAGCGGAAGCGCTTTCGTTCCTTCCGTTCGGTTGGTCCTATTTTGAGACGCTGTATAAAATGCGGCGCGGGTACAATGAAGATTCGAAAATCTCAAGCGGCTACAACGACGGTTTAGTAGGCTGGCGAAAGTTCGCGGTAAGATCGCAGGATACGCTTTTCAAATGGGAGTTTGACGAAGAGGGCGGCTTGATGGGGCTTTGGCAAATGGCCCCGCCAGAATATCAACAGGTTTATATCCCTATCGAGAAAGCGCTTCATTTTCGAACTGAGACACACAAAAACAACCCGGAAGGTAGAAGCATTTTGCGAAACGCTTACCGGTCTTGGTACTTTCTCAAAAGGATACAACAGATAGAACTGGTGGGTATTGAACGCGATTTAGCAGGGCTTCCCATTATGCAAATCCCTGCGGAACTACTTTCCACAAATGCGACAAGCGCACAAAAAAGCGTGGTTGCAGATTTTCGCGATATGATACAGAAGATCCGGCGCGATGAATACGAAGGGGTGGTAATACCCTCAGAGACAGACATCGACGGAAACCCAACCGGTTTCAAATTGAGTCTATTAAGTTCAGGCGGTCGCCGACCGATGGACGTTGATCAAATCGTTCGACGTTACGAAAGCCGGATCGCTCTCTCGGTTCTTTCTGAATTTCTTTTAGTTGGGATGGATGCGCATGGTAGCTTTTCTCTAAGTAGCAACAAGACAGCTCTATTCGCTCAATCTCTTGGAACCTATCTCCAAAGCATTGCATCGGTATTCAATGAGCAAGCGATCGCCAGACTCATGCGCTTAAACGGTTGGACCGATTCA